ACAAGGCCGGCAACAAGTTGGGTATCGCCACGCAGGTCAGCGTCGGCCACGCCGAACTGATGATCACCTGGCCCAGCCGAGAGGCTGCCGGCGGGAAGATTCAGCAGCACTGCACCGACTTCTGGAACAGCGACCGCAACCCGCCCGAGGGCGCCTGGGGGTTCATCAAGTGAGGATTCGCGTCACCAAAGCGTTCAACGGCTACCGCATCGGCCAGGTCTTCGATTGGGGCGACGGCATGGCCCGCGTGATGATCGCCCGCGGCATGGTGGAGCCGGCCGAGGAGAAGGCCATCGAGCGGGCCGTGGCCCCCGACGCCGACCTCGAGCGGGCCGTGATTGACCAGCCCCTGAAGAGAAGGAAGCCCAAATGACCGTCACCATCGTCTACGGCTCGCCGCAGCACCCCGACTCGTCGATCACGCCGTATCGCAGCCTCGTCCGCTCGGTGCAGCCGGCCGCCGAGCCGGTGACGCTGGCCGAGGCGAAGACGCAGTGCCGCGTAGACATCTCTGACGACGACGCCTACATCTCCGGCCTGATCACCTGCGCGCGGCAGTACATGGAGGAGGTGCTCGACATCTCCATGATCACGCAGACCTGGCAGGCCCGCTACGACGTGTTTCCGCTCTGGGAACTGATCCTGCCCCGCCCGCCGATGGCGCCGGCTGCCGTGACGATCACCTACCGCGACGAGGGCGGAAACAACCAGACGCTACTCTCGGCCAGCGGCCACTTCCAAGTGGACTCGAACATCACCCCCGGCCGCGTCTACCCGCTCTACAACGGCGTCTGGCCGGCGGTTCGGGGCGACGAGAACAGCGTCACAGTCCAGTGGCAGGCCGGCTACGGGGCCAGCGGCGCGGCCGTGCCGATGATCCTGAAGCAGGCCGCCCTGCTTTTGGTGGCCCACTGGTATGAAATGCGGCAGCCGGTTTTTGCCTCCTACTCGCAGGTGATCCCGGTGCCGCACACGTTCGAGACGCTGATGGCGGCGAGCGGCTGGGGGGGATACCGATGACCGTCCAGGCCCAGGTGCAGGCCGGCGTCTCTGCCCGGCGGCTCACCCAGAGCGGCCTGACCAGCGCCATCGAAGACCACACGGTGCAGTTCACCGTGGACGTGGGCGACTGCACCGAGGTCTGGAGCGACGAGCGGACGTTTGGAGCCTCCGGCTTCGACGAGGTCGATTTCTCGACCATCGGCGTTGACGTTGTGAAGTTGCTCTACGTTCGCAACCTGTCGAGCCAGCACCAGATCGCCCTGTCGGCCGGCTGGACGGGCAGCCAGTTCAGCGTCTTCCGCCAGGACACGACCTCGTGGAACTTCTCCCCGATGATCAACCTCGGGGCGCTGACGCTGCGTGGCTACCCGATCCGTGAAGCCGGCACGCTGCTCCTGTCCTGCCCGAACAGCAGTGGCTTCGGGACGACGGCCGGCGGCAGCATCCTGCGGATCGGCGGCACCGCGGGGCAGTCCTACGAAATCTACGTTATGGGAACCTGACCGATGGCACTCGACGCCCAGATTCTGCTCTCAATCCTGGCCCACGAAACCTCGAACGGCGACATCTCGCAGACTCTGCGGGCCACGCCGGCGACGTACTCGCTGGGGCTATCGAACGGCACCGGGGCCAACCAAGCCCAGGTGGTATGGAGCGACTCAAGGACGATTGAGGCGCAGGGTGATGACTTGCCAGACGTTCGCGCGCTGACGGACGACCGCGGGACTGTCTCCTTTTCCGCCGTCAAGTTGATCTACATCAAGAACACGGGGTCAGTCGCCCTGAATCTCATCGGAAACGGCGACTGGAACACCGGGCCGCAGAAGCTGCCCGACACCAGCAACTACGAGGTGCCGGCGGGCGGCGTCTGGCTGGCAACCAACCCGACCGCCGCCGGCTGGGCTGCAACCGGCGTGGGCAAGTATATCACCATCACAAATCAGTCGGCCTCAACAGCGGCAACCTACGAAATCATCCTCATCGGCGAGGGGACGGTCGCATGACCCTCGACATCGGCAGGATGCGCGAGCGGGTGACGATCAAGTCGCCGACGGAGGTGCGCAGCCGCTCCGGCGAGACGACGCTCAACTGGGACACGACGCTCGCCACCGTCTGGGCCAGCGTCGAGGGCTTGTCGAGCCGTGACATCCTCCAGGCCCAGCAGGCCAACGTGGTCGCGACCCACCGGATTCGCATCCGACATCGCGACGACGTGACCCACACCCACCGGATAATCTGGAGGAATCGGACGATGGAGATCGCCAGCGTCACCGACCGTGCCGGCCGCGAGACGCTCGAGCTACTGGCGAGGGAGTTGACCTAGCATGGCCGTCCCTATCCTCGGCACGACGCCGCGCACCCTCTCGAGCGGCCAGACCGGCCGCGAGGCGACGGAAGGCTTCGTCCAAATCCGCCTGGAGGGCGTCGATGACCTGATCCGCGCCCTCCTCCGCGCCGCCACGCAGGTCGGCGAGGACGCGACGCCTCGACTCAACGCCGCCTGCAAGGTGGCGATGAGGGAGGTGATGGAGAACTACAAGCGACTGGTGCCTGACGTGACCGGGAACCTGAAGAAAAGCGTTCAGATTCGCGGCATCAAGAATCAGCGCGCCCGCGGTGTCGGCGTGGCGATCGGCGGCCCCCGGCACGTCGTGGGCGGCGGCGGGAAGTCTGGCGACGAGTGGGACGTTGGGGTCAAAGGCGCGGGCAACCATGCCTGGCTTTACGAGTTCGGCACCGGGCCACGCCGCCCAAGCACGCAGGGCCGGCGCACCTACCTGAACGTCCATCAGAAGATCAACGGCAAGTTCAATCGCGTGCCGAACCAGGGCCGCCCGTTCGATAACACGCAGTTTGAGCGGATGGGCCGCGGGTTCTACTTCATCATGGGCAGCAAGAACGAGCCGACCCGCCAGGCCCGCCGAGGCAGCGGCTACCCGCACGACTTTGGCCCCTTCGCCCTGGCCCCCGGCGAAACCTACGGGGCCATGCCCCCGTCGAATGCGATGGAGCGGGCCATTTTGTCGTCCAAGAGTGCCTCCTTGAGCATCCTGACAGACGCGATCCGCAACGAAATCAACCGCATCCAGGCAGCCTAGCCATGCTGATCACACCGGAGAACGCCGTCTATCACCGGCTGGCCTCGTCCCCCGGCGTGGCCCGGCTGGTCGGGTTCCAGATTTACCCGGTGGCCGTCCCCAAGGGCGCCGAGTTTCCGTTCATTGTCTACAGGCGAGCAAATATCAGCCGCCAGCACTCCCTCGGCGGGCCGATCCTGATGCCGGAGGTCAACCTCCAGATCGCCGCTTGGGCGATGTACCACGACGACGCCCGCAGCCTGGCCGACCAGATTCGGCTATCCCTCAATGGTTACATCGGCACGCTAGCCGGCTGTACAATACATGATATGAGGCTTGTGTCCGAAACGGACGACTACCTCGACCCGTCGGCGGTTGGAGCACAACTGCCGCCGGCCTACGAAACCAGGCAACTGTACCAGATCAGGTGGACTGAGTCGGCCACATAGCCGACTGGTCGCGACAACGGCGCAAGGAGGCGCAACCAGATGGGAACCTCGGCACAGGGACTTACGTTCACGTTCGCTGGCTCGGCCATTACTGTCACGAGCGTTCAGGTCAATGACACGCAAGACCTCCTCGACGCGACCCACCTCGGCGTGGCTCCCAATGCCCGGCGGATTTTCGTCGGCGGTTTCGCGACCGACCGCGAGGTGCAGATCGACTACATCTCGAACTCGATTCTTGGTGCGGGTGCGTCCGGCGCTTTGGCGATCAGCGGGCCGCTTTCTTTCAGTGGCAACGCGACCATCTCGAACGCCTCAATCGGGGGCAGCGTGGGCGACTTCGTTCGCGGTTCGGCGACCTTCCGGCTCGCCTGACGCCTCTGCTGGAGGCATAAATGGCGATCTCTCCGCAGGGGACGACATTCACGTTCCCCGGCTTCACGGCTCACTATACATCCATTTCGGTGGAGGAGCCGGAGGCCGAGGTCGTCGATATGACGAGCGTCGATACGCCGCTCGGCCAGAAGAGGATGGTGCCAACGCGAGACGTGTCCTCGCCGGCCCGCATGCGCGTGGACTATTTGCGGCTCCAGAATACGCCGAAGCCTATGGCTATCACCGGGGCGCAGGGCGTAAACGCCGGGCAGACTGTGACGATCTCTTTTTCGCACGCCACGGCCGGCAGCTTTACGGTCAAGGGGGTTTTGCAGTCGGCGTCAAGCGAGTTCGCGAGCGGCGACTTAATGCGTGGCAGCCTGACTTTTGTGATTGATAGCAGCACCTAAAAAGGAGCACCGATGGCCCTGTCGAAGGCGGCGATTCTGGCGGCAAAGGACACCAAACTCTCCGAGGCACTGCCGGTGCCGGAGTGGGGCGGGGAGGTCTACATCAAGACCCTGTCGGGAACCGACCGCGATGCGTTCGAGGACGCCTACGCCGAGAACAAGATGAAGGCATTCCGATGCCGCTTCCTTGTCCTGACGCTCTGCGACGACAAGGGGCAGCGGCTGTTCGAGGACGCCGACGTGGCCGACCTCGGCAAGAAGTCGAGCGTGGTGATCAATCGGCTCTTCGAGGCAGCCTGGAAGCACAATGCCTTCACGAACGAGGCGGTCGAGAGCCTGGGGGAAGGTTCTCCCGACGGCCAGAGCGGCGGTTCTACTTCCGCCTAGCCCTGGCCCTCGGGATGACGGTTCGTCAGTTGCTGGCAAATACAGACAGTGAGGAGTTGAGCGAGTGGTATGCGTTCGATCAGCGGTGGCCGCTGCCAGACCCGTGGCAGCAGACCGCGCGGCTCTGCCGGATCGTGATGGCTGCCAGCGGTAACTACAAGCGGAATGACATACCGGAGGAGTCGGTGTTCATCCCGGCGGCCGTGAAGCCGACCCAGTCGGCGGATCAGATGTGGGCTGAGTTGGCGAAACTGAAGCAGTAGGTGCCAGGGATGGCGAACGGCTACATCGGCAAAATCTCGGCACTGGTCACGGCCAGCACGGCCGACCTCTCGCGGAAGCTGCAAGGCAGCACGCGGGACGTGAATCGGTTTGCCAACAGCATCAACTCGCAGATCGCTGGCGCCTCAAGCAGCGCCAAGAGGAGCCTGGAGGGCATCTTCACGCCGCTCCAGAGGATTCAACGGGCCTTCAGTGCGGGCCGCGCGCTCAACCTCATCGACGACGCTCAGGTTCGCCGGCTCCAGCAGACCGTCAGCATCGCGGAGCAGATCAACAAACCGCTCGTAGCGGCCAGCCGCGCCTTTCAGGGGCTTTCTGCTGAAGTTGCGTCGGGCCTTCTCCCCTCCCTCCTGCGGGCACAGGATGCCGCCCAGCGCGTCAATGACGAGATCGGCACGACAGGCGGCGTCACGGCGTCTAGTTATCGGGTCGCGGAGCAGGCCATTGACCGCGCAGCAGCGGCCATTGAGCGGTTTCGCCAGGCAGAGCAGATCATCAGCAGCGCGCCGAGGGGGCAAGAACTTCAGTTTGCCGACCCGCAGCTTTTTGGCGCACTGCAAGCCAGCGCCTCGGCCCGCCGCAACGCCGCAGCGCCGGGAGTGTCGTCCAGGGTTGGCGGTGCTCTTGGCGACGCCGTCCGCGAGGTCACGAGGTTTGACCAACTCGTTTCCCAAGCAGCCGCCAAGGTCAATGGCATCCGCCTTGCGCCACAAGTGGACACCTCGCAGCTTGAGCGAGCGCAGGGTGAATACCAAGACCTCTTGGTGCAGCAGCGGCGGGCCGTCGAGGAACTCAGCAGGCTTTCAGCCGCCCCGCCGCAAGACCCCGGCCGCGGCTTTGTGCTGCGTCAGCGGCCAGAAGAGGCTCGAGGCATTGGTCTTTTCGGCCGGCAGGCCGGCAGCGACGCAGATGCAGCAGTCCAGCGCGCGCAGCGGCTTGACGCCGTCTTCAGGGCCCTGCCGGAATCGGCGAGGGCCTCAGTCGGTGGGCTGGCCGGCATTGCCGCTAGGGTGGCCGACGAGGTGGCTA